TCCTATGCAGAAAAAGGTGCCGTCACGGCAGAAGTCGTGAAAGACGCGCTGTTGGGTGCGGCAGATGAGACCAACGCGGCCTTCGAGTCCATGCCCATGACGTGGGGCCAGATATGGACCTCGATGCAGAACAAAGCCCTCTCAATCTTCAGCCCCATCCTGCAGAGGATAAACGACATCGCCAACACCGACAAGTTTTCCGCCGTCACAGACGGCAAAAATGCGCTGCTCTCACTCCTTTCTAATTTCACCGCATACCTTCTGATCGGCGCCAAAGCGCTGTACGGTGTGCTCCCCATCGGAGATGTCCTTCTGTATGCCGGTTCCGTCACCCGCGCCATGGGGGATCTGCAGACGTTTTTCACAACCGGCTCACAGTTTGACTATATCAATT